AGTTTGTCGAACCTGTATAAGTGTTGTCGTATAAATATGTAATTTTAAAAGTGGGTCTGAATATAGTATTTGCTTGTCTTTCATCATCATAAACTTGAGCTAAGTTTAATGTTGATGTACGATCATACTCAGTAATCTCCTGACTTTGTTGTTGGAGTGTAATTGACACTTCCTCATCTAAAGATGGAGCTCCTTTATATCTCTGACCACTCGGTATTATTGTATACTTATTCATCTACAGAATATTTCCTTTTGAATTTATCTAAAGCCGTCTCTCCCAAAACGGTTCCGAAATAGAATTGAAATGGTGCACCAACAACAAACTTCTGTTTCAAAGCACCTGTTGCTGAATATGTACCATCTCCAACTGTTCCATTTACATTGAATATGTATCCACGAGCATTCAAATCGTTTGACTCAGAGTTGTTACTCCAAAAATAAGGTGTATCTGAAGAATATCTATCCAATGATTGGAATCTAGAGTTTTGTACAATGTCAGAGGATGAAGTTGCCCAGTTATTGTTCTGATTACCAAAAATTAAATTCGTGTTACTTAATTTCCACTGATAAAAAGGAACAATCTGAGATTTGATTCCATATGGATATGGATAGTATCCCACATCGTCAGTACCCCTGAAATTAATTCTACCAGGCGTTAAATAATCTTTAGTTTGTAAATCTTCTGTCGTTGAAGAGAACCAAACAGCTATTGTTGGATTGCTTGCAGTTCCGAGTATTTGTGTTGGTTGATTTGTTGCACCAGGAGTATTATCATAATATTCAGGTGAATAATTGATATTCCCGATTTCACTATTAATCGACATAAGTTGAGCAAGATCTCCGTCGATTCTTCTTTGAGGTCGAGAAAATAGTTGATTTATTGCATTGTCTCCTGCAGGAATTAAGTCCAATAAAAATTTGTCATCAGTAATCCTCGAAATCACAAACAAATTAACTAAATCAGAAGTGTCACCGTAACTTGTTGGATTAATGTTGGGGATGATGTATCCTTTTGTCGATGTATCGAAAGTGATTTCAGAATAGAAATAATCTTTCATTCCCATGTTTATGATTGTTGTGGGGAACAAAAGGTTCACGAGATTTAGAGAATTTGGATTATTTGTCATCTTTCCAACAAACTTATTTGTGGTAAGATTATACGGACTACTTCTGTAATAAAAATTGTTACTATCTCTATTATAATAAACTACATCCTCACAGAACCTTACTTGACTTATTTGATTTTGTTTGTTATAGAAGGTGTCCACTTGTATAGGGAAAAAATATAGTGAACCATTAATCCAATTATTCATAAAAGACTGAGATAATACTCCTCTACACAATCCATAGAAAAATCTAAATCTATATGCCCACTCATTGAAATTACTTATATCTTTAGATAGGTCAGTTCCAGGTTTTCTAAGGAACATGTAACATCCTTCTTCAACTGCATCTTTAGTGGTACATTCCTGATTTATTTCGAAATCACTTCCAAACCCTGTATAGCAACTTAATCCTACCATATTTTCACAATTGAAAGAAGATAATACAGTTAAGTAATTGGGTTGTCCTTCTATGTCCGCAGTTGGTATTTCAGCACCAGTACTATAAGACGCTAAATCTATTGGTTGGTCGGCGTCTGTAATTTGATAAAAAGTAAAATTATTATTTTGTTGTAACAAAGCAGGATTTGTCTGCCATGAACTTCCATTAAGAGCATCCGATGATGGTAATCTATCAGTCCTCATTACATTCAAAACTTTAGATGAAATTGACATAGGATTTGCCGACAAGGAAGGATACGCGTTCGGAGTGGCATATTGATAGATTACATCTCGATAATTGAAATTGACCGCTAATATTGTTGCAATCAACGCCCCGACCGCAAAAATACCAATAACAAATGGAAATAAAAATGGAATTGATGCAAGTGGTAATATTGATGCGGATGAACCTAATATTACCGCTGACAATGGGTTTAATGAAAACGCCGTAATGTTTGAGAATATATAGGATGCCCCAGAAACGTCCTCAGATAAATCATACTTTGCTGAGTTTTGATTTGGGGAATAAAAATCATTGTTGGTCCTACTAACAACAGCTGTCACACCACCTACATTTTTGTCTTGTAACCCTCTAATTCCCTCAGAATTTGCGTCCAAACTTCCATAATAACCAACAGTTGAAGTTGTAAAACCTGAAAAGTCATTACCAGGGGTGAAAAAGAATGAAGGATAAAACATACCATTTTGATTGAAAGGCTGAACGGATATGTTTGTCTGTGTTAATTTTTGTATAGGAATATTCAATCTAGTGTTTGCTGTAATTGTCAAACTAGCGTCGTCTATGTTTTTTCCAAAAATTCTACCCAATGAGTATTGATTGGTATATTTTGGAGAGTATGGGTCGACTCCACGTTGCATAATGAGAATGTATTGGTTCTCAATATCACTAAAAGCATCCAAAGGACTTATAAGAAAATCCTCATCATTTCTTCTATATCCTCTTACTGCTCTTTTCTTAGCTAATATTAATCTCGATGGAGCAGCAATCACATTTGGAAAACATTCTAAAGTTTCGACATTCCATATTTTGATTGCATCTGCTACAGTAATTGCAGTTATAACTTGAAAATATTCTCTATCTTGAGGATATACCTGTCGTGTAATTGTACTACCAGTTGGTAATGAATATAAAACAGTTTGGTCACTTGTTTGAGTTACTGCATAATTAACATTTATTGATGTTGCTTGTTGTATTGTTGTTCCAGTAATTCCATTTACAACCCCATTAACGGTCTGAGCAGTATATAAAAAGTTTCTATCTGTTGTTGTTGCAGGATTTACAGATGTTAATAATTGTCCCGACTCATAAAATTGATTTGCAAGAACCGTGATAGTATTATCGAAGTGGAATTTTCCAAAATTAGAATTTTGTGCAAAGGTGACTTTAATCTTATTAAGGTTGTCAAAATATGTGTTCCTTGTATTGAACACGTTAATTCTTTCTCCAAGAGTGAGACTTTCAGAAAATGCAAAATGTTTTCTTTCATCAGATTCATCAGATAAGAATCTTACAACAGATGATTTCGGTGTTTTGAATAATGATAAGTCTGCAACCGAATCATTATTACCCGCAAGTGCTTGTGCAAAGATTGACGATTTTACTTGAACGTCCTCGGAGGGTGTACCATCTTGTCCAAATATATTTTCAAACCCCTCCAAGTAACTCGGAGGAAATGAAACATAAGATAAAACACCTCTTGTCCCTCCTAACAGTGATTGTGAGTCAACTTGAGATTGAGCACACGAACAAGACTGACATTCGGGATAAGTAATCATAGGAAGTCTGATTGTAAAATTTTTGGTTTCACACCTCAATCCAGTCTCATTACAAATAAATCCGAAAGGTCTCACTTTGATTATAGGGATTTCAACCCCACAGAGAAAACACAATGCTTGGATTACTACAGTATAGATAAACAAAAGTAAATGAGCAACAATCAACAGTACTAACCCTACGAATTGTAAAACGGTGAATATTATCGAGAATAGAAAAAATAACAAATCAAAATTTTTGAATCCGTCGTTGACAGGAAATTTATTTGTTGTACTATCACAACTGTTGTCATCTATTTCTTTTATTCCAATGAATCTTCCTGTACCTCCTTTTTTATATTGGTCAATCAAAGAAGATACAGTATAAACTCTGTTAAATTGAAACTCATAAAAAGTGTCCTCACAATCAATAATTTCATTAAGTCTGTCTATACGTTCCGAACCTGTGAATCCGTTAGTGTATCCTGTCCATGCTAATCCAAAATAGTACGAACTTTCTTGTAAATCTTTAGCTGTTTGATTCGAGTTAGTTGGGTCTGAAGAAGAACTTCCCCAACCATATTCTTTAACATTCGGAATCAAATAATTTGGTCTTCTTGTTTGAGCCGTCAAATCTCTTGACTGAGTCCATTTTACTTTAAATCTATACTTCCCTTTAGTAGGTATTCCGAGTGTTGAATCATTGGACAATACCCTTTCACCGAATTCATTAGTTACAACGTAATCCAAATTCATTGGTAATTCAGTCAACCATGTACCATCCCCATCAATTACATTTCCTGCTTGTTCTAACTCATAAACTTCCAATACAGGATTTCCATCTTCATCTTGTTGTATGGTTTGTCGAATTGCTAATATTTGACCTGGTCCTGATGTCAACCCACAAAGGTTTCCCATATTATCTTTTGGTCGACAATTTCTTCTTATCCTTACATTATCAGGAGAAGAAAACATTGAACCCATAAACACAGCTGTTGGTTGAATATCGACGTTTGCATCGTCCCTCAAGTCAAAATCTAATCTATTGATAGATATTTGACAAATTTCAGGATCTCCCCATAAAGGAGATACTTCAAGAGTTTTGGTCAAGTTTATAATTTGAGGAAGGGAGTTCAAATCAGTTGAACTTCTGAATTTATTTCCTGCAACTTGGGCTTCTGTGGCTAATCCAATTCTAACTAAATCTTGTGGAGTGAGGGAAAATTCTCCAATGTCAGACAAGTCTACATCCATTACGACTGTTTGAGTTCCGAGAGGAACCCCCATAATCATGTAATCTCCACTATCGTTAGTTTTGGAAGTGAATCTGTAATATTTGTCATAAATTTCAACAGTAGTGCTTCCCGTCAATACATCAGATCGAGATGGTAATGTTCCTGTTGCAGAATGTTTGGAGTATGAAGGTGTGTATGGAAGTAAATTATATCTATATCCATCTTCATTTTTATCGGTTGGAGATTTGTATGGGTATATAGATGTGATTAATGGATTGGACTCATCAACTTGTTCAATTGGAATGAAAATCGAAACTCTTGCATTCGGTAATCCAAATCCATTGTTTGCGGTCACTCTACCGACTAAGACACCATAATCCGCACAACTTCTTGTGTAGATGTCTGTTTGTTGTATCTTGAGAGATAAAATTTCTAAGAACTCAAACTCTTGGTCTAATTGTACATTAATTGATTTGCTAATACCAAGTTCGGTCTTAATTCTATATGAATCACCCATCTATTGTCTTTAGTTTATAAATACTTTATGTGTAATTTTTCAAAGTATGAATACACACATCATAAATTATAGACCAAACTATTAGATAATAAACCTATTACGATAATGTTGTGGATTGGTAATTTATTACCGAAACTTTTATATCCTTGTTTGGATAGCGGATTTGGTAAACTTGAGAAGGTTGTGCAAAGATTGTTGAATTGACAGGTGCAATTTGTCTTGTTTCAGGGTCAGAATATTCCATGGAAGTTTCTGCAGATGAATATTGCCCACCAACATTATTGAAAATTTTGATTGAAGATACACTCAAAACTCCATTTTGATTCTGTACGATACTTTGTATTTCTGACAAATAAACGTTTTGTCCCAACTCTCTTACTTGAGGATTGAAATACGTAGAAATTCTATCGACTATGTCAGCAATCACTTGCCCCGAGTTTTGTGCTGCGGTTAAGACAACTTGTACTTCAACACTTAAATCAATTACTTCAGCCGTGAAAATGGAAATATAATCATTCATCATTCTGTAGTTTGATAGATATGTTGCAATATTCTGTCTTAAAGTATTTGAAACAATATTTGTTAATTTACCCGATGTATCATAAGATAATAATTGAATCAATATTTTGTTGTTATTTTCAGTCACAGACACTTTTGCAGGTGCTCCGAATTCCGAAGGCATATTTCTGATAATTGATTCGTAATCTTGTACTGTCACGGCTCTTTTCTGTGCTGAAAAGTTAAACGAAACATAATTTCTAATTTCCTCTAATGACGGTAATCCCGCCCCACCGATTGCGGCTGTGACGTTATTACACCTTAACGAATTGACTACTGACGAGTTTGTAAGTTCAGAAGGACCATTTACGAAGAATGAAACCGTTCCGATTTGGGTAATTACATTTGTTCCTAAGTTTGTACCCAATCCCCCACCAACTCTATATTGCACAAATAAAGTTGAGTTTGGTGTTAAGGCCGATCCCAAAGATAGATTGTTTGAATATCTTTGTAAGTCGATTGTTGCTCCTACAGTTGTAAATTGGTCTAAAGCATCTTGAGCAGTATTTGTACCACCTCCAAATGTCAATTTCTTGAACCCCTCGGGAGTATATTCACTAATAAATCTATTCGATGTTTGGATATATCTTCCCACCTTAATACCAGGTTGGTCTGAAACTTTTGTTGGGTCCTCGATAAAAACTCTGTCCTCAGCTAAGGCATCCACTTCATACCATTTGTTAGGTGAACCCAAAAATTCTGCAACAGTTGGTATATTTGTATATTCCGTTCCACTCTTCAATAAAACACTTGTAATACCCAAAACATTTTTTTCAGGTAAAAACAATTCGAAGAATGGCTTAACATCATTAGGAGTGATTACTCTCTTGAATACTTTGGTAATTCCATTTACAACAAGTTCTCTTTTTGTAATTGTGTAATTGATAATCACGTTGTTGGCGTTTCGATTTGGAATTTTCAATCGATTTGGAAAACCTTGTGCATTATATGGTGAAGAAAAATCAACATCATAAATGTTTTCAAATACAATACCAGCTCCTGAAACTTGTGAACCTCTTGCCAATACTCCCAAGTATCTTTCATCTTCTTTATCACCGAATACAGGAACAGTTATTGAAAAATCTACTAAGGCTACGGATGGTCTTTGGCCAGGTAATTTTAATCCATAAGTTCTTGCAATGTTATAAATCGAAGACCTTTGTTGTGCGTATTGTAAAACAGTTTCTTGAATACTTCTATCAATATGATAGTGTAGGTTGTCAGCAACAGCTGCGTTCAAATCCAAGAATACTGAGAATACAGATGCGTCATTAAAATCCTGAATAAGTTCAGGATAATAAGTTCTTACATAGTTGAGTAACTCAGTTCTTATTCCCTGATAGTCTCTGGTAGTATATGAAATTTTACGATTTGCCATCTATATTAAATATTGATAATAACAAAATCATTTTGAGCGAAAGTCGATCTGTTATTTGAATAATCTATTCTAATTTTTGCAGTGTATTCGGATGTCCCTTTACCTGGTAATCTGTATATTGGAGATTCACTTGTTCCAATAGTATTCTCCCCCAACATAGTATCAACTTCTAACTCAGGGTCAGCTGGAGTTATTGAAATCTGATTCAAGAGTAAATTTGGCATAAATGTTTGAACCGCTTCTCTGATGTCAGATTGTATAGCGTCGAATGTTAATCCATCGAAAGGTTCAAATAAGAATTCATATAATCTTGTTCCGAATGTTGGTAAATAATATCTACTCCCTTTTCTCGTTAAAAGAAGGTGAATCAAATCAGATTTTATCTGTTGAGATTCCAATTGGGTAAGTTCTAAGTAATCCCCTCGTCTCGAATCTCTGAATGGAAAATTAATACCGTACGTAACTCCGTTTGCCATAAAGATAAATATAAGTCCCTTGTTTTTCCTTATAAATAGCCCAAAATAAAAAATCCCGATTTACTCGGGATTAATTATTTAATTATGAAGAACAACCGAAACATTCAATTTCAATTCCTTCAGGTTTTGGAGGTAAATTCATACTACTGTAATCTACTTTAGGAACTTCAACATTTGGTTTTGGTTTTTGTACCTTTGACATATCCAATGCTAAATGTTTCGCTCCAGTTGAAATTGCTTTAGTTCTTACATAGTAACATAAAGTTTTCAATCCTTTTTCCCATGAATGGAAGTGTGATGATGTAATCTTAGACAATGTTGGGTTCGACATATAAATGTTCATTGACTGAGATTGGTCAATAAACGGTGCTCTGTCTGCCGCCATATTAATCAATTCCTTTTGAGAAATCTCCCAAATAGTTTTGTACTTTGGAATTAAGTGCTCAATTCTTTTAACTTTTTTGTTGTAATTTTTATCTTCAATATCGAGATATTGATTGAAGTTAATATTTTGAATTGAACCTTCATTCAAAATGATTTCATTTTTTAAATCCTCAGACCAAATACCAATCTTTTCAAAATCATTAATCAAGTATTTGTTCACAATCATAATTTCACCACCAACAACTCGTCTATTAAATAAAGCTGAGTGTGCTGGTTCAGTCATTTCAAAAGAACCTGTAATCTTAGCTGAAGATGCAACTGGCATTTGAGCGGTAAACAATGAATTACATACACCATGCTCTTGAACATCTCTTTTTAATGTTTCCCAATCTAAGAATAAATCAGAATCTTTGATCCCCCACATATCAAATTGGAAAATACCTTTAGACATTGGGGACCCATTGAAGAATTCATAAGGTTTTCTGATTCCTTTCTTACACAAATCATTACTCTCAAGGACTGCTGCGTAATAAATTGCTTCGAAAATATTCTTGTTTAACGCTTTAGCTTCATCAGAAGTGAAAACGTAATCTAAAAGACAAAATACATCTGCTAATCCTTGAACTCCGATCCCAATTGCTCTTTGTTCGAGACCACCTTTTAGACCTTTTTCTGTTGAATAATTGTTCTTATCAATAACATTATTCAAAGCTCTGACAGCCCTTCTTACTTCTTGTATTAATAGATTATAATCAAACTTACCGTCAACAATAAAGTTTTTTAACACAATAGAAGATAAAGTACAAATTGCAGTTGTCTTCTCATCAGTGTACTGATAAATTTCGTTACAAAGATTGGATTGTTTAATGACTCCAATATTCTGATGATTTGTTTTCTTGTTTGCACTATCCTTAGCACACAAGTAAGGTACACCAGTTTCGATTTGAGATTCAATAACTTTACTCCATATTTCTTGAGCCTTCACCTTTCGACCAATACCCATGTCAACTGCTTTCTGATAATTTCTTTCATACTCATCACCATAACATTCCTGTAATGGTTTAATGCCTGCTTTGATAATGTCATTGGGACAGAATAAAAACCAATCTTCATTATTTTTGACCGCTCTCATAAAGTTGTCGGGAATCCATAATGCTGTGAACAAATCTCTCGCTCTCAGTTCTTCAGCACCTGTATTTTTTTTGATGTCCAACAAATCGAAAATATCTTTGTGCCACGGTTCCAAATAGATTGCCGCACTTCCAGGTCTTCTTCCTTGTTGATTAAAGAATCTCAAAGATTCATTAACAATCTTCAAGTATTTCAACAAACCGCCAGCAAAACCTCCTGAAGATTTGATGCGACTTTCTTTACTTCTAATGTTAGACATGGACAATCCAATACCTGCGGCATCTGATGAATATGTTGAAATATCATTTAAAGTTTTCAACAATCCATCTCTTGAATCTGAGTTATTGTAATGTAAGACACAAGACGCCAACTGTGGAACTTTAGTTCCAGAGTTAATCATAATTGGTGTTGCTTTGGAAATACGTTGACTTGACAAAGACTCGTAATATTCAACCGCTTCCTCAAAAGTATTTGTCACCCACAATGCAACTCTCATGTACATATGCTGAGGTCTTTCAACTACTTTCCCTTGGGGAGTCTTAAGAAGATACATTTCTTGTAAAGATCTCCAACCAAAGTAATCAAAGTTATAATCATTTTCATGATTTATTACCTCATCAATTTTGGAAGGACCGTACTCTTCAATCTTAGCAATCAAATCATCGTGAACTACACCATCTAAATGTAATGTGTGCATTACATTAGAAAAACTTGGGTCAGTCTCTTTATGGTAGGAGGAAATTGCAACTGATGCTGCAAGTCTTGAATAATCATAGTGACTACCAGTATATGCCGCCGCAATTTCGTAAACAAGTTTATCTAACTCTTTTGTGGTTATATTACCTTCAGTTGGTACTGATGTAATCACCTTAATGAATATTTCATCAGAGTTTACAGTTAAGCCCTTGGCAGCTCTTTTAATTCTATTGTAAATTTTTTGAGGATTAAATGCAACATCTTCCCCTCCTCTTTTTTTTATTTTTAATGACATCATATGTATAAAAGTATTAAATTAAAAATCAGAGTCAAATGACAATTCTTCGTTTAGTTTAGCCTTCTGATATTCCATAGTTCTTGATTCAAAGAAATTACCTTTTGTTTCAACCGCAATTTGTTCCATAAATTTGAATGGTTGTTCTACATTGAATTCTTTTTTACATCCAAACTTAACTAACAATTGGTCAGTGATGAATTCCAAATATTGTTTCATAAGGTTGGAGTTCATACCGATGAGGGAAACTGGTAATGATTCTGTAATAAATTCTTTTTCAATCTCTAATGCTGACAATAAAATTTCTTTGATTCTTTTTTCAGATGGTTTGTTCTCCAAGTGATTGTTCACCAAGTGAATTGCAAAGTCGCAGTGTAAGTTTTCATCTTTGAAAATCAAACTGTTTGCATTACATAAACCTTGCATAATACCTCTTGACTTCAACCAAAAAATTGAACAGAATGACCCTGAGAAAAATATACCTTCAACTGCCGCGAAAGCAATAAGTCTCTCTTGGAAGGTGGAATTTTTAATCCAATCCAAAGCCCAAGCAGCTTTCTTCTGTACTGCTGGTAGATTATCCAAAGCGGTGAAACATAATTGTTTTTCTTTCTCATTAGAGATATAAGTGTCAATTAACAATGAATACATCAAACTGTGAATGTTCTCCATCATAAGTTGAAACCCATAGAAAAACTTTG